AAGGATGCCCCGGATTGACCGTTTATTAAATAATTTGCATTGTTGTTGAGCTGTGATATATCACTGCCTGAGACGACGACTTTTTTCCATTCTGCCATTTAAATACTCCTAATGTTTAATATAAATATGTACTAGTTACGGTTCCAGTCCAACAAAAAATGATCCGGATGTAAAATAAATTCCACCGTACGGCGCCGGGTTTACAAGTTCGGCACTCTGTGTTGCTACTACTACTACTCCGCTTTCAGAAACTGCAAATAATTGACGAGATGCACTTTGTATTAAAAATATGTTTTCTCGTGTATTAACAGATGCAGTTACACTACCCGATACTATGCGGTTAGATTCTACTTGTCCTAACACATATGAAGCAGTTAGGGCAAATGATGCGGTAATATCATATAATAAGCCCGGGCGAAGCTGACCTGGTTTAAACTGTCTTGCCATTATGCCCACCTCCCATTTACGACTACAACATCTTGTGAATCTAATGTGAATCCTAATATGTTAGTATCGAATACAATAGTTTGAGAACCAACATCGGTGGGTGTCCATGTATAACATGCTTTGTCAATATATTGTCCGTTGATGTATATATCAAATTCATTCACAGTTGCTACTAAACTAGTAACAGGATTAATTGCTGCAGTGGAATTAATTGTAATTGTCGTTGTGTTAACGTATGTTGCAATTCTGTCTGTTAATGTTACCAGATATGCCATTATATCCGGATCTAATGTCGTTGTGCTTCCGCCGCCAGTTACAGTTACCGTACCTCCGGACATTACCGAAGTTTGTATTTGTAATATTGATGCTGGTATACTAGTAGATTGAAATAAATCTAAATCTCCCAAATCTACAAACGTATCAAACATTACACGTTTTATGGAATACATTTTTTTTAATGTAGATACCCTGGCTTCTTGTTCAGATAGTAGCGTTCCTCGAACCGTTAACGGTACTGATGCTCGTACTAATCGATCTTCTCCAACTGTATTAACAGTTTCAAATGTAACTTGACCAATACTGGTAGCAAAACGATTACCTTCATTGCCCCATAAATAACGACCATATGGTAATATTTGATCGATAACATCATTAAGTTGCGTAGTAAAATCACACCACAGCATCATATCATATTCTACTGTTACATATTTAGGAACATCGATAACATAAATTTTTTCAGAATCAACTGGCTGATTTGTTGGCATTGGAAATAAATCATCTTCATATCGATTTCTGCTATTATACTTTTGACGATATGATAAAAAGTTTCCAGATGGAATTCGATTAACATCCAATGTTCGTAAATTATCACTTTCTACCGCACTGTTTCTTTTTAGCATTATAAGTGGCGATTGTAACATTCCTTTTTCATCACGTAAATATCCTAGTCTACGTACATTGTCCCATTTTTCTCCGTTAGAGAAAATAACAGGTACTGGTATTAATTGACCTTGTTCTGTTATTTGCGGCTGAATTTCATTGTCAATATACCACTTAATAGCAAAATCAATATCATATAAAGTACGTTTTACAGTTCGTATTACATCATCATCTCTGCGTGTTTGTAAAGCTCGATTTAACAGCAAATCCGGGGTTAGTCCTTCTGTAGAAGTAGGATTAGGTTTATTAGTTTTACGATCAATATTTTGTCTGTTATACTTTGGCATTATTTATTATACCCAAATTTATTATCACCACCACGACGTAAATTTTTAATACCTAGCGGTGTTTGTCTTGTTGCATGTGCATCACATAACACAGATACACTATATCCATGTTCCGATCCATTAGGCCATGTTTCTGGATTTTTTCCGGCAAAATACTGATTAGCATCAACATTATCAATTTCGTAATATTCATTGTCCCAAAATATAATATCTCCGACTTCTGGAAAAAATGTTGCACGTTCTAAAATATCTCTTGAAATAGCAAATTGTGCGGATCTGGTATATGTATGTCCATAATCATCCATATTTGCTGTTTTAGTTTCTTTAGTTACTAAACATGGTATTAATATAGAATCATGATATGATTTTCTTTCAGACTCACCGTATATATTAGAATTGCTTGTTTCTACAACGAGTTTAAAAAATTCAATTTCAGTATCAACAATTGCGTTAAGTAATTCTGCGTTAAAAGAAGCTATAAGTTTAGCATCTCGTTTTCCACCAAATAGTGCCATATCTTATACTCCTATCCAACATAAATTTTTAATGGAACCTTTGATAATATTTCATTCATTTGTGTTGCTTCAGTGTTTTGACGTGTTAACATTTGTTCTTTAGTCATTTTTTCTAAAAACTCTCGAAGCTGCGTAATCAATGTTTCTTTTTCTGATTGGCCTTGTGTAACCAAATCCGTACCATTTAATGTTACTTCTGAATTCGGAATTGGAATTGTTGAATATTTACTACGAACATATCCTAACATTTCCTTTACTAACGCGACACCATATTTAAATATCCATGTACGCCCCATATCATTAATGCTGCCATATGGTTGATATGTATATGGTATATTTGATGCATCACTCACTACCCCGTTTATAAGTGCGGTATTTCCAAATAAAATTGCATCTTTACTCTTTTCTTCTTCTAATAGATATTCAAACCATACCTTGGTATATTTTAATGAAGATGCTGAAGAGCCGGAGGCGGATGTGGGAATTGGCCAAAATTTAATATCATCGCCATGTAGTTCAAATGTAAAATGTGACTTACGTATTTGATCATTAAATTCAATAGCTTGTAATCTCAATAAATCTGCATGTATAGGCATCATCATGAAACTTACAGATGGTGAAAACCCACCAAAATCAAAAGAATCTAATAGTTGTTGTGATCCTAATCCTGTTCCAACAAATGGGTCAAAATATCTTACAATTGCCGGTGGTGCATTATGTAATACTCTACGTATTTCAATCGAACTAGATGCTGATAATGAACTACTATCTGCTGCTAATGAAGCAGATACAGCTTCACGTATACTGTATGTCTGTTGTCCGGGAATAATATCAACAACTGCACTTCTCCATTTTACTCCGCCACCGCTATCTGCTTCGGTACCATATGCTTTTGATAGTTTTGTAATATATCCTAAAGACTGTCCCATTGGCAATCCGGTAAAACTACCTCCTTGCAAGAAAGCAGACCCGGTTTGAACTCCCATGGTATTCATCAAATTATTAACAATGTTAACTTGATTAATTTGGTTTGAATATTCAATTGTAGCAGATTCTAATGCAGTATAAAAATTTATATCTCGTAATTCTATATCAGTTATTGGATATCCAACATGTTGGGCTGCGAAGTTTGCAAATCGATCTGCATGTTGTTGAAACAATGGATCTGCATCGAAAAATCCAAATGGAGTAGAACCAGTTGTAAATGATGAGCTACCAGGCCATATTGGGCGATCTTCAGAGTAATCCACGATAGTATCCTTTTATAATAAATATCAGTATTTTTCATTTAGAAGATTTAAAATTTCTTCTAAAGCTTCATGTCGATGATTATCCGTTAAAATGATTTCATTTACCCATTTTGAGTGTTTAATTTTAGGTACTTCGTGAATAGCAGAATCATTGTTAAATTTTAAATCTACTTGATATCGATCACCGGTTAGTATCATAATGCTATCTTTTCCTAAACGAGACAAAACCATTTGTAATTGTTGTTTAGTTAAGTTTTGAAATTCATCTACAATACAAACTGCATTATCAAACGTACGGCCTCTGAAATGTGCTAAAGAAACTAATTCAATGTTTTCTTCTTTTTCCATTTTGTCTAGTATCTCCGGTTTGTTGTAAACCTTACGCATGTTGCTGCGAATAGGAACTAACCATGGATCCATTTTTTCTGCTAACGTTCCTGGAAGAAATCCATTATCTTCATTTGATACTGTTGGGCGAGTTATGATAATCTTATCAATCTGCCTTTTAAAAAACATATCCAGAGCAATTTGTACTGCTAACAATGTTTTTCCAGATCCTGCTTTGCCTATAATAAAATTGAATGGAGTTTCAAGTATTGCTTGTTTTGCTTGTTTCTGTTCTTCTGATAAAGAAATAGAAAATTTAATGTCATTTTTTGGAGGAGTTTTTTCCTTGTTTGATAGTGCTGCCATGATAACCTCGATTATAACTAATTAGAATAATTTTGTAAGTGTAGACTCTTGTAGTGTCATATCTTTAAGTGTTTCAATTTTACCTAAACACATTTGACGTATTGCTTGATAAGTTTTTCTAGCGGGGTATGGGGTCATAACTTTAATAGTTATTAATTCCTTATCCGGGCCTAGATCTCGTTCAATATGAACCATTAGTACTAAACGAATTGCTCGGATACGATCTAAAACATCTACAAGACGACCATCGTAACGAATGGTGGCTTGCATTGAATATTTGTTTCTAGGTACTGCCATATACTTTTTCTTTAATATAAATATTCAAACAGTAAGAAAGGGTGACCGAAGCCACCCTTCTTTTTTCATTCTTTAATGCGTTAAGTCAATTAAATTAATTAACTATTAAAGAGTGTTTAATCCGTGTACGTATACTTTACCGTAGAACTCAGAACGAACCACTTTCTTCGCGTAACGTGTCATAACACCTTTACGTGGAGTGAAGTTAACTGGATCGTATACAAGCGGAGTCATAATCAACGGAATATACGGACTAAATACAGCACCAGTTTCAAGGAACTGAGAACCTCTGAAGCCCATAAGGATTACGTTTTCTTTCATGTATGGATTTTTGTAAACTGTGTAGCGGTTATTGATTGCACCAATTTTTTGTACACCAGCTGCAAATTCCATTTTGTTACCATCTGTATCAGCAGCAAATCCTGGGATAGACTCAAGGATAGTTGCAACTGCAGGAGAAGTTACAAGGAAGTTAGCACCACCTCTTAAAGTTTTTTGGTGGATTTTGTTAGATACTTTTTGAAGTTTAGTACCCAATGTTTGGAACCAACCACCTTGTGTATTATAGAATCCGTCACCTGTCGCAGTTTGTTGTACAAATGTACTACCGTTCCAGATATTGTTATTTTTAGCTGACCAATACTCAGTTGTAGGTGCTGCAGCGATCAACATATCAAGGATTTCAAGATCGATTTCCATTGATACATACTCAGAAAGCATTGAAGTTAATTCTGCTTCAGCATCGATTGAGTGGTAAGCGTTAAGGTCTTGAGCGAACTCAGGAGTCCAAACTGCTTTCAACTTACGAGTCTTAGCAACGATTGGCTCAGATTGCATTTCAAGATTGATTTCTGGGATATCAATATCCGTACCAGAATTAATACCGCCATTGTTATAAGCAGTTCCTTTAAACGGATTTCTATCTTCAAAATCACCACGTGTAATATCAGATGGTTGAACTGAGAAGTTTAATGCAGGAGCTTGACCGCTAGTAGCAGTAAAGAATAATTTACCTGTTCCAAATGCAGATCCAGTTACAATCATAGTTACATTGTAAGAGCTATCAATTTTAGAGAAAGCTTGTACCGGAACATATTCTGTAGATCCAGATGTTAATGTAAATGAACGAACTGCATATAAATCCGCACTAGTAGGAGCAGTAAATGTAACTTTAA